ATAATCCTGTTCAATCATTTGAATTCTATGAATACCTGTCTATGATAGCACACATCTGATTGGGTGTCAATACCAAGATTGCCTCGTCTCATAAAAAGTCGTTTTATATGTCGATGGAGATGCTATAAATGCTAACGCGAGTATGTGATCCTTAAAATTTCTTGCATATCTCTTCGATGTATTTGGTATTGAAAGACCAGATATATCAACACTAGTAATGGTAGAAACAGTTGATATTGACCAAGCAGTGGAAAGTTTATATTGATAAATGTAACCATCTCTCGCATAAGTATAAACATAATATCCATCATCACTAAACCAAAATGAATATATTTGACCCACACTCAACGTAGCGGCATTTAAAGTTCCGGGAAAACTATTACTGTAACCAATATTATATGCAGTATTTAAATTACTTTGAATTATTACATTTTCATATGTTCCTGGAGTACTTGAAGTTGTACGATTATACCGATATATTTTAGTTCCATCATCATTCCAGCAACAATCTTCACCATAAAGTGGTAACGATCCTTCACTCCATGTATTACAAAAATGGTACCATGGTTCTACACCAACAGCGTCAATATAAGGACTTTGATTAGGGTGTCCAGTTAAAGTGGTATAAGACCAAGCTGAACTTGTGTCCCATACCATCATTATTGATCCACCTCGGGTTATATATGTCGACGCGTTGGAAAATTGATACCTCACGAGTTCACCGAGCACTAATAGATGCCTACCATCTCTGGACCAAGCAACACTAGAGACTTGAGGATAAAATAAAATGTAATCAAAGATAGTATACCAAACTCTCCATAAAATATTTCTATCAGAGTAGTCGCTTCCACCGGACATAGATCCATTTTGATAAAGTTGTTTTATTTTAAATGAACTATATGAATTATAAAATGGTCCACTCAATATACCCACACCATTAATTATGGTTTTTCCATTATATCCAAGGTCTGCACATAGTGGGTAATTGGATAAAGAAGATTGAATACTACTGAACGCTACCGACCAAATAAAATTTCGATAGTCTTTGCCATATTTTTTTCTAGTTACATTATCTTCTGGTCGATACATTCCAGATATAGATCCTCTAAACTTATCTTTTGATCTATCAGAAATTTTTCCCAGAATTCCAGATGGAGTTTTTTCTAATTTTTGAACTCCTATTCTAGCAGTCCTTTGTGCAAGCGTTCCTGATGGAGTTCCTAAAAGACCTAATCTCATTTTAGTTAAGATATTTCTTCATATCCAATAGTTAATGAAATATTAGCAGTAGCTCTGGATGCTTGTATTGATACATTTTCTTGAACATAAAAATATGTTTCTTTTGTAGAAATAACCTGGGTAGAATCTGCTGGTACATCAATAGTATATGCCAAGTAACATGTCGTAGCAGTATCAGCATCATATATTGCTACACTTACACTACCATCAGTAGTTCCACTTATATTAGCTGCAAAAATACTATTAATCTTAAATACTTTTCCACTTGCACTGGCATTTGTTAATACACTTGCAAGCGATGTTGTAAGATTGGATGTTATATTTGTTTTTCCTATTATTGAAGATGGATTTCTAATATTTGGTGCTGTCATACAGTAAATCCTATTATATTGTATTTATTAAAAGAGCATTGATAATATAATAAGACTTACATCATCAGATCCTGCCAATCCTTGTGCTGATTGGATTCCTTGAAGTCCTTGGAGTCCTTGTCCTGCAAACTTACCGTCCAGTCCTTGTACGCCTTGTAGTCCTTGTAAACCCTGTAAACCCTGTAAACCTTGAGTACCTTGAATTCCTTGTCCAATTTTTCCCTGAAGTCCTTGACCACCCTGATCACCTTTACCAGCATATGCCCCATCCAATCCTTGAAGACCTTGAACACCTTGAGTACCTTGATTACCCTGTATGCCACTAATGTCTGCAAGTAGTGCTGTAACCGCCCAGTTATCGCCGGTACCATCATTTCCTATGATACTAGATTGACTATATCTTAGACGTACTCCACCAAAATCTTTTGCCGCAGTAGGAACAGTTATAGAATAAAGTACCCAGTTACCATCTGAATGATCGGTGCGATCAACTTGTTGCATTGGTACCCAAAATGTACCGCCCGGAGGCACATATTCTAGATAAAAATCTTCATTAAAATCGGGCTCCTCGCCCCAACCACTTGCAGTACCTTTACTCAAGTAGAAATACAATGTGGTGACATATCTCAAAAATACGTTTCCCTCTAGTTCCACATATCTATAACCACTAGTAGTAGATCCATTAAATGCAAATATAGTAGTAGCTGATCTGATGACATTGGTTATTGTTGGCAGTCCACTGATCGATGAAACTGTAGTGATATTAACACCTTCCAATTCTAAACTATTGTCAAAAGGATCAATTATGGCATACGTAATAGCATTGGAATTTCCTACCAATCCTTGCAATCCTTGCAATCCTTGTGCGCCTTGATTGCTAAGACCTTGAAGACCTTGAAGACCTTGAAGACCTTGAAGACCTTGGTTACCTTGAGCACCCTGATTACTTAATCCTTGGGAACCTTGAGATCCAGTAAACTGGGCAAGAATAGATGTACAAGCCCAGTTATCATAGATACCTCCAGTATGGGTTTTTTGTATTAGTCTTAAATATACGCCACTGTAAACTTTTGCTCCCAATGGAACCTCAAATTCAAATAATGTCCATTGTGCAGCAGATGCGGCCGTGATTATATCAGATCCAATTTGTGTCCATGTAGAACCATCAACAGAATATTCTAATTCTAGAAAATCTGAAGATTCTGGTATGTCTCCCCAATTGGTGTTATCTGCTTTAGATATGTAAAAAATTAAGTCTTGAACTTTAGTAAGATATATCCTAGAATCGGATTGCACATATCTATCGACATTTGCAGCATTTCCAGTAAATACAAATATTGGAGTGTTTGACGGAACTTCAGAACTGGATGGCATACCAGTAACTGCAGATGGTGTAGTTAAACTGATACCACTTGTTAATAATGAGTCTGATTCATCTGCATCTATAATTGCATAATTGATTGCATTTTTTCCACCTTGCAATCCTTGATTACCTTGCAATCCTTGATTGCTTTGCAATCCTTGGAGTCCTTGTAATCCTTGGAGTCCTTGCGATCCTTGCCAACCTTTACCTTGTACTCCCTGTAGTCCTTGAAAACTTTGAGTACCTTGAGAACCCTGGTGACTTAAACCTTGCAATCCTTGAAGACCTTGAACAGATAAACCTTGAAGACCTTGAACTCCTTGGAATCCTTGACTTCCTCTAGTTCCCTGGTGACTTAGACCTTGATTACCCTGCAGACCCTGGACACCTTGATCACCAACGCCCTGCAGACCTTGAAACCCTTGACTTCCTCTAGGTCCTTGAACACCTTGACTACCTCTAATTCCCTGAGCACCAAGAGAAGAATAAACTTGCCAAGTTGAATTTGCTGGTGTTGAACTATCATATTCGTAAATAATATCTAAAATTGTATTACCAATATCTACAGTTAGATTTTCAGAATATCCCTCAAGTTTAGATCCATTTCTACCAATTATTAAATTTGTCGTTTTCCAATCGCCTCCATCAGCAATTCTGACAACTTCTCCGCCAGAAGGTGAAGATGGTAATGTTAGTGTAAATGATCCTCCAGTAGTGTCTGCTATTATCTGATCACCATCAGACATTGTATAATTTGATGTTTTTCTTGTCCATGCAGCAGCACTTCCACTGAGTCCTTGACTACCCTGAACACTCAGACCTTGAGTGCCCTGAACACTTAGACCTTGAAGTCCTTGAACACCTTGATTACTTAAACCTTGTGTTCCTTGTCTACCCTGCAATCCATCTTGACCATCAATGGCAATACCATCTTGCCCCTTTATTCCTTGTAGTCCTTGTGTACCTTGAAATCCTTTAATATCATTTAATTCTACCCAATATCTACTTCCAGTCTTACCACCAGAATCTTCTGGTACACTTACTAGAACATAAGTTTCTGCTGGTAATGGACTACTTGGATATGGATTGTTGATGGTAGAACCAACACCAATCTTAGGATCACCTAAATCTGGTTCTGCTTGCTCTAAACCAAGAAAATCATATCTGTCAGATGTTATTCCTGTCGGACCAAATTTTCTTACTCTTCCAGAACTATATTTTGCCATTTATCTTTATCACTGTTTAGCAGTTTCAAGTACACTTAATACAATATTCAATTTATTATCTTCACTCGCTTCTATTTTAAAAATATCATTACTCTCTAAAACTAATCTCCCATCACTAACAACATAATATGAATCATTTGCAGGAATAGGAACATCGTTAGCTAATTTAAAATCTCCACCAGAAATTCTAGAATGATATGCAGTTACTGATGCTACACCCGTGGAAGTATTTGTTACTTGACTTAACACTACAATTGTTGCAACACCAGTTGGACAAGTATAGATACCCGAATTTGTTGTTGTTAGGTTATGTCTTATTGTTTTAAACCTATTAAGAGGTATCTGTGCCATATTATCCTAATGCTATAATAAGTGGAGTTACTGTATTTAATAGACTTTGATTGAATGCTCTTCCGGAGATAGTTCCTGTAAGTTGATTTACTGTGAGGTCTGGTCCAATTCTAAAATTGCCAGATTGATTTGTTCCAGTAAATATAATTTTTCCTCCATTTTGCATTACAAATTCATTATCTGGAATAGTAACACCACCTAAAGCAGGTTTGGCAGTATTAATATTTGTACCACTTCCAACCCATTCTAAAGATATCGTAGTTGCAAGTTGTAAACTTACTCTTGTGAAGTAAACTGTAGAACCAGCACCTACTGTATTATTTAGATTCTGTTGTAGAATAACAGTGCTAATCCCAACTGATGGTAATGTTGCACTTTCTATTCCATAATAAAGAGGATATCTTTTAATCGCAAATGAAAGTCCACTTCCACCATTTTGTGTAACTACCGTGGATGGCGTTGAAAGATATTGAGATCCTCCATTAATTACATCTATAGAAGTTACTTTTCCAAAAGAATCCACATTTGCAGATAATTCTGCAGTAATTCCATTAGGTCCTGTTGGATCAGCAACTAAAATTGTTGGTGGATTTTCTTGAGAATATCCAGAACCACCATCCAGAATTTCTACAGACTGTATTTCATAATATAATGTATCAAAATAAATTGCTTGTCCATCATAAGGTCTATTGGTACCAATTCCAGAGATTGTTACAGTATCTGGAGTATCTCCATCGGTATCAACTTCAGATACAACTTTTCCAGTATATCTATAAATTGATCTCGAATATTCATCACCTACACCATCAGAAACAAGTCCCTTATTGCCAAAAGAACTGTTGGAGTTTGTAATATCACACTGTCCACCCCCAGTTGCCCAATGCCCAATATCATTACAAATAGTAAATAAAGAAACTAATTGAGCATATGCACCATTTGAAATTGAAACGCCAATTCCATTTTGATTATATTGTGTATAAGAGTCTACTGACATAGTACCAGTAACGCCAATGTCGCGTTTATCACCGGGTTCTGCATGAAAACCATCAACTTTCATACCAATACTGTTACCAATAAAGTTGGTGCAGTTTCTTATGTATGGCCCTTGTGTAATTGGTCCGACTCCTGGAGAATATGTGCTTCCACCAATTTTACTGCTTGAAAAATTATTGTTAGATTGCCCATCATAGTCTGCAGGATATGTTGTATTAATTCCAGATCCATTTATTCCATCTCTAATAATGGTTGTAACAACACCAACACATGAGTAAATTGCAGAAACTACATTTACACAACCATTAAGACCATTATTATAACCAGTAATTGGATCTGGTTGCATTGACATATCTCTTACTTGAGTATGTTCTTGTTGATAATTTTCTAATTTTTGTATTTGTCCACCAGAAACATAAGTATGTGGTAAAGTTGATTGACCAACAATTACATCAAAAGTATTATTGTCAACGATATTATGAACTGGGAAATTATAACCATATGCTCCAGATGGATATATTACTGTTCCTGGACCAGATGGACAAGTAAATCCAAGACCAGTTATTTTAACTGGATCATCTTTTGATAAATCGTGACTTGTTGCTTCAATTCTTACTATTCCAGTACTGTTATCATAAGATGCGGTAGTAATAGCAACTGGACTACCAGATAGTTTACCTGCCCAAATAGCATTGTTTATTACAGATCTTGCAATGTCAGCAGCATATCGCATAGCATCAATAGTCTCAGTTTTAACACCAACAATATGCTGTAAAGCTCCTGCTTCAGTATAATAAGATTTTCCTGCACCAACACACTTTGAATTTCCACCCCTAGTTATGTCGTGACAAACTGCACTAAAAACAGATCTAATATCTTCTGCACAATTTTTAGTTGTTGCAGAATTCATTGAAAATCCTGGGTAGTCACTACTGTTTAAATATGATACTGTTTCATTGGAAATAAACTCAAGATTCATTCGAATCATTCTTGCACCATCAAAGAATCTATCTGATGAGACGCCTGCAAGAGGTTGGAATGCAATCACAGATGCACCATTAGTAGATTCTGGGCCAATAAAACTTAAATCTGTAATATGACAACCATTATTTACATGGAATAAATCGGATCCAGAATTTTGTGGTGTTACAATACAGTTTCTAAGTTCTGTTCCCTCAACAGATACAGTTTTATTTAATACTACAGGATTATTCTCAACATATACTCCAGGAAACACTTTGATTGTATCACCAGTGCTTGCAATTCCTGCAGCATTTTTAATTGTTTTCTTTGGATGATTTTCTGCTAATCCAGTGTTTGAATCATCTCCATTTTGAGAAACATAGATAGTCTTTCCAACTGGTCTATAAGAAGTTACTGTTACTCTACCCTTACCATTTGTGGGATCTAGATCAATACCAATTCCAGAGACTAATTGAGTAACAATACCAACAAGATTTACACCATCACCATAATAAGAATCTGCAGTTGCAATTCCACTTACTGTTAGTGTAACTGTATTAAGTCCCACTTTAGCAAGATCTGCAGTTCCAACACCAAGACTTCCAGTGGCGGGTAAAAATACTAATTTCTCAGAAGCAATTGCTATTGATGCTATGCCACTAACAGTTTCAGTGACTGTTGACAATCCAACAAATAACTTTGTTCCTAATTCATTATTATCATCAACTAGTAGATCTGCTCCAGCGCCTTTTACACCTTGAAGACCTTGAAGACCTTGAAGACCTTGAAGACCTTGGTTTCCTTGTAGTCCTTGATTACCCTGTACACCCTGGTGACTTAAACCTTGTAATCCTTGAAGTCCTTGATTACCTTGGACACCTTGGAAACTTTGCGTACCTTGATTACCTTGAAGACCTTGAACAGATAAACCTTGCAGACCTTGGTTACCTTGAAGACCTTGAACAGATAAACCTTGCAGACCTTGATTACCTTGAAGACCTTGACCACCTTGTGAACCTACTCCCTGTAGTCCTTGAAGTCCTTGAAAACTTTGAGTACCTTGAGAACCTTGGTTACTTAAACCTTGTAATCCTTGGAGTCCTTGTGTACCCTGAAAACTTTGAGTACCTTGATTACCTTGGTTACCTTGGAGTCCTTGGTTACCTTGGAGTCCTTGGAGTCCTTGGTTACCCTGATTACTTTGCAGACCTTGGAGTCCTTGGTTACCCTGATTACCTTGCAGACCTTGGAGTCCTTGGGTTCCTTGGAAATCATTGACTGGCCCCTGAAGACCTTGAGTGCCTTGGAAACTTTGCGTACCTTGATTACCTTGATTACCTTGAAGACCTTGATTACCTTGAAGACCTTGATTACCTTGGAAACTTTGCGTACCTTGATTACCTTGGTTACCTTGGAGTCCTTGGTTACCTTGGAGTCCTTGGTTACCTTGAGAACCCTGGTGACTTAATCCTTGGAGTCCTTGTAATCCTTGTGTAGCCTGCGTACCTTGAAAGTTACTTAATGGTCCAATAACACCCTGAACACCCTGGGATCCAACACCCTGCATTCCCTGACGACCTTGTAATCCCTGTCTACCTTGAGTTCCTTGGAAGTTACTTAAAGGTCCTACAGCACCTTGAAGACCACCACCACCGCTTCCAGTGCCAAGTTTGTCACCAGTTTCGCCTACTATAGCATCACCGTATACAACAATTCCTTGCCAAAAAGTTGCCTTTTCATTAAAATGTGCTTCTTTTCCAAATACTGTTGATTTATCAGGATCTGGTATCTGAGGTGTTTCTGTCATATTACTTATCCGTCACAATACTGGAAATAGACTCTTTAAGGTCTGAAGCACTTTTCATTACATGTATCGCATCATCAACATCAATTGGAATACCTGCTGCATCTAAAGCAACATCTGCAGCACCTGCAATCAGACTTCCAACACCACCAGATAAGGCTCCACTTGCAGCACCCATAGCAATATCCGCTGCTGTTCCTAAAACATTTGGAACACCTGGTATTAGACCACTTATTCCAGACAGAAAATCTGGTCCAACAAAACTTCCTTCGAAAACTCTCATACCAAATTGTTGTGGATCTGGAATTAAATTTCCCAGCAATCCTTTTACTTCACATCTACTAGATTTTAATAATACCCTTTGTTTAGAATCGAGATTTATATTTCTTCCCGCCTTTATATCTACATCTTCATCAGCTTCTATGACTATATTTTTACCTTTAATTTTAACCGCACCATTTCTCATTGCTGTAATGGTAATATCTCCACTCATACCCGCAATAACTATATCAACCCCATCAGAAGCATCTTTATTTCCACCAATAAATTCAATAGTCTTATCGCACCAAACTCTGTAAGTTCCACCTTCAGTCAATCCAGTTAAACAAATATCATTATTATCAGTTACTGCATAAAAATCATAAACATTACTTCCATTACCACCAATTTGTGGATTATTTGTATCTACTCTAACTTTTGGTCCTATACTAAGGATATCCCTTCGTTCCCAATTTTTTTCTTTTGCCATATTATTCTATACAATCTTTTACGAAACTTGTACTTCTTAATGTCTGTTCCCTACCAGTTATAATTTCATTTGGCAACTTGTCTAAAATTGGTTGTAAAATTGCACCAACTCCAGTGTCTGATTGTATTGTGATTTCAAGAAGGTCTTGAACTGGAATATAATTATTTATTATTCTTTCAGGAGTGGATATGACATTTTCTGGAGTTGTAGAATTAACAGATGCTCCAATTATAGACCCATCTTCAATAATTAAACTATAGGTATTACCAACATCATCAGATGCAGTATCACCTTGTTCATATCCATATCCAGGTTTTAGAACTGCGACGCCACTAACATAATTTGGAATATTTGATGGGTTAGATTCTGATACTTGTTCCCCTGTGTTAATATTTGGATTTCCAATCGGATAATTTTCTCCAGGTGAAATTATGTAAAAATTTTCAATGCTTCCATTGTCATCAATGTTGCATCCTATTACAGCACCATATCCCTGTTCACATTCATCTTCAATTTGAACAAATGGGGGATATTTGTAATTTTTACCATTATTCTTAACTTTTACACCTATAATTCCCGCAGTAGTTTCTCCATTTGCGGTGACAAAGTTTCCTAATATAACTTCACCATCTCCATTTTTTCCAGATCCACCAAATAATTTAATTTTTGGTGGACTAGTGCATCCTACAATGGGTCCACTATAACAACGTCCAGGTTGATTTCTAATTCTTAAATCACTAGTTGCGGAGGTAAAAATATCATATCCCGCCTTGACTGCATCTTTTGCATTTTTTGCAGAAGCAGATGCATTATTCATACTGTCCAATATATTCTTAAATTGTAAAACTTTATCTGCAGTATTTTTAGCACCAACGCCAATAACCCATAGATCTGTATTATTCGCACTCTTATTTTTATTCTGATTTTTGTCAAATAAACCACTTATTCCACGTAATGCTGCAACACCACTGGTTAAGAAATTGACCACACTAAAACCTGCACTCAATATCTTACTAACACCACCAAGTACACCAGAAAGACCACTTTGTATTTTATTAATAATTTCTTTTATGACTGAAGCAGCAAATTGAGTTGATACACAAGGAGATGGTCTTGTTACATTATTAACCACATCAGTCAACATCCCCCTGACAATTCCAAATAAATTATTGATAACAATTCCTGGTATTTTTGCAATAAAACCTTGCAATAAGGATACTGGAATTGCCATGGCTTTTTGTGCGGCAACGCCTGCAAGATGTGCAGCAACAGGATTTGCAGTTGCCGCAAAAACAGCAGCATAAACTGCTTTATATAATGCTTTTAGTCCAGCTTGAAGAATTTTTATTAGACCAGTATATAATACATCAGTACACTGTCCAACTATTCCTTCAGCAATTCCCATTATTTTTTCAACGGATCTGCTGATTTCAGAAGCTTTTTTTAATAGTTTATTGGTTGGATCATTAACTTTCTGTATGAGATTATGAACTTCTACACCAATATTTTTTGCGGTATTATCATTTCCAGAGTCTGCTAAAGATATTTGCTTCCCGACTCCCGAAAAGAAATACCTCTCATCTTTATTTTCACTCTTAGAATTTAATTTATCAACAGTGTCTGGTGGTAGTGCTCTTGGAGACTTTTGTGCCTTAGAATTTCCTTCACTTGACTGAGATTCATATAAAGTTCCATTCGGTTTTTTAACTCTATTAGTATATCCAGTAAATGGTATAAAAGCACCTTTAAATTCTTTACTAGGAACTTGATCAGTTCTACCAAAACATCCCATAATAACAGGAACTTGAGCACTATCCCCATCTAAAAAGAATCCTACTACAATATCACCTTGTCTAAGTTTTGGATTAACTGCATAATTTGCAGCACCACTTCCACTGGTTGTTGGCATCATTACCTGAGCCCAGGGAAGATCCTCATCGGGAAGTTCTACTGTACTATATGGATGATATCCCAATATTCTTACTTTTTTTCTATTCCCCCAACCCTTTCCATTTGCCTGACCTTTCTCAGATTCTACTGGAGGAATTTGACCTATCCACCATCTAAATCCATCTCTCCCAATAAAATTACTTTTAAGTATTGAGTCGTCTATCATTTTTTCTGTCCGTAACTATCTCTTACCAATTTTAAAGATGTATAAGAATTTTTTACATCAAAATGGTGACATAATTCTTTTATCATATATAGACCACTTGTTTCCCTATCAAATTCTTGCTCGTCTGAGGAACTTGCTCTTGGAAAATTACATTCTACTAAATCACCAGCACTTAAATTAGTGTTTAGTGGAATCATCATATTAATTCTTTGTGTCATTAATGTGTTATATCTCATTAATGCTTGAGATTGATATTTTTTAGGATCTGAATTCTCGTCAACGGATACATCTTTGTCCATAGTCCCAATATCCAAAACTTGAGTGATCATTCTTGATGGTATGTCACCTAAAGTTTTATCAGATCCATCTCCAATTTTTGGCAATTTTAATCTGTCTCCAAGATTTTCAGTCTTTTTATCATAGTCTCCGTGTTTAAATAACCCTTTTTCCGGAGATGTGAAAGAAAAATCTAATGGATTAAAATACATTCTTTGTGTTGCATATGTTCCAAGTCTTAATTTTTCTAACAGATCTGAATTTCTATCGACGAAGTAATTTAAAATCTTAAAATCATTATCCACTTTTTTACCATCAGGACTAAAAGTTTCATTTTTTTCTGTATATGTATAAACGGCCTTTGCTTTCTGCTTATTCAATTCATCAATGGATCTAAATTGAAATCCAGATTTTGTTTGATAAAATAAAAATCCAGCAGTTCCATCTCCAGATGTTAATGGAACACCTTTTGATGCTAACCAAGTCAAAACTGTGAATGGTTTTCTCATGTTTCCAATAAAACCATACTTATTAGATGTTTTATCAATAGTCCCTATTTTTTTAGTCTGTAAAACCTCCTTTAATATCTTTTCCACAGAACCATCTATACTCAATGAAGTTGGATATTTTTTTACTACTCTAGAAGTTTCATTTGTAATTGCTTCTCTTGATACCAATTGTAGTGTAAAAGATTCTTTGTCCTGCTCAGAAATGACATCACTTACAGAAGAAACATAAAAGTAATCTTCAACCTTTGAGGAAAAATCTAAATCAATATTTGATGTCGTATTTGCTCTTACCTTTATCGAAACTCTTTCACCACCTCTTAATGGAAGTCCATTGTAAATTGATTGTTTTACACCATCCTTTTCTATGCTATCTCCAGTATTCACAACTTTAATTCTCGCAGTAATTACTGGAGAAAAAATATCTTCAAAGTATTCAAAGGCAATGGTCCCTTTACTTATATCAACAGATTGACTTTGATCATTTGATTCTAAAATAATTTCATCATATTCCGATTTTTTAGTTGCATCCATTATAGGTAACTTAGGTCGAGCATTAGTTTTTGTTTCATAAAGTTATTTAACATAGATAGGAAGTTTTGTTCTCTTCCACCACTGTCTTTGGATTTACCTGCAGATGATTGGGGCATTTGTGGTGCTCCACCACCACCCCCACTATCAACAACGACTGTCTTACCTCTTCTATCTGGAGTAATACTTCTATCCATTGAAGATTGGGAAGATGCTTTTGCTGAAGTCATCTGTGGAGAAGATGCTGCTTTTCTTGCTTCAGGTAGATAATCTTTATATATTCCTTGCGAAAAAACCGACCAGGCTCCAAATTTAGATCCACCAGAAATTGCAAATGCTGCTTTGGCATTAGTTAGTGGATCAAACAAATCTTTGTTTGATTTTAATCCAAATTTTTTCCTCCTCTCTTCACCAAGCATATATCCAGGTTCATCCAACATATTAATTTGCCAAAGACCATATGAATTATCTGGATATTTTGTATTGTGTGAGTCACTCTTACCTCCAGATTCTCCCATTGCAATTGCAGCAGCAATAATCGCATTTTCTTCAGTAAAACCAGCTTGTCTTGCCACATTAACCAATTGTTTCATCGATAATTTTCCACCTTTTGGTGTTGGTTGACCCATCATTGTTTGTTGTGGTTGTGATGTTGGTGGTGGTGGGGGTGCAGGTTGACTAGTCTTTACTTTCTTTACGTCTTTTCCTTTTACAAGAGCTCCACTATTAATTAGTGATGCTGGATTCATAGTTCCAGATACAGCGGCAGTGGATGGATCATAACCAGTAGAGTAATCTAAGTGTAAGTGAGGACCACTTGACAATCCAGTATCTCCACTAAATCCAAGAACTTTTGCAGTTCCATTTGGACCAGTTCCAGCACCAACCTCTTCTCCAACTCTAACATTTACGGAATTTAAGTGTGCTAATTTTATATAATTACCATTCTCTAATTGAACTACAACAAATTTACCATATCCACCACCTTTAGAGACATTTGTTTCAACATCAACCACTTTACCACCCATTAATAGTGTTAATGGTGTTCCAATAGGCATTGCATAATCTTCACCAGTATGACCTCTTGTTCTTCCATCAGCACCATGAACACGAGCCTTACCTCTTGATCCCTCAGCACCTGGTATATATTCTCCATAATCTGCACCACCAGGATCAATTATTTTTTCTCCACCCTCAGATGTATACTGAGGAGTTCCACCTTCACTTATCCGTTGTTCAGTTTCTTCTACTGTTTCATCAGTTGAGGGAATATCAACACCTGTCGGTTCTGTAAATGCTCCTGTAGCATCTTGGAACGATTGTGTCAGTGCATCCCAATTCGCTCCCAATTCCTCAGTTGCTTCATAAACTCTTTTTGATGAATCAAATAAATCAAGTGAAAAAAGATTATCTTTATATGCAGTCAATACTTTTCCAAAACTTCTATAAATTGATAATATTTGTCCAGGAATTCTTTGTAAAGCATCTCTCAATTTATCTACTCTAATTATAAAATCTCTACCCATTGCTTCCCAAGTAGGATAGTTTTCAACTAACCATCCTAGTGCAGTCCAACCTATAAATTTTAATATTCTGTCTAAAAAACTACCTCCAACACTTTGGATTGTTTTTGCACCAGGAATTGGTACTCCAGATTTAACCCCAGATGCTTCAATTTGTGCTTCTTTTTCTCCCCTTATTTTTTGCTCATCTCTTCTAAATTTCAAAAACTGAGTTCTTTTTATAATTGCATCTCTAGTTTTGGTTTTATTTTGCAATGATGATTTAATTGATCCAATCGTAGTTTCTACCTGAGATGTAGAAGAACCGATCCCCCCAATAGAAGATCTTATATTACCAATACTGGATTGTTGTCTAATTGTTGCCGATACTGTTGAAGATTCTGCCATATTATACTACCACATTATAAGAATGCAATGAATATAATGTATAGAAGTTTTCTGGATTTGAAGATGAAATCAAAGGAATATCTGTTATTGACTCATTAGATCCAGGAATACTAACTGGCATTGGACTTTGTGATCCACCAGAATTCATACTTACTACCTGAACTGGTGGTTCTTTTAATTCAGGTAAAGGATTTACTTCTTTTGGTGGTGCTTGCACATTTTCGGAACTTGCAACAACTGGAGGAGCATTTATATTTTTTTCCGCCTCAATATATCGTGCAGCATCAGATGAATCAGGATCTTCCTGTGTATTCATTTCTGGAGAACTTTGTTCAGATGCACCTACATTTGGAAGTGCTTTTTCTTGAGGTTCTACTGATGCTTTTTCTTGAGGTTCTACTGATGCTTTTTCTTGAGGTTCTACTGATGCTTTTTCTGTGGACGATTGTGAAGAATCACTTGACGATGAAGAAAATAGTGATTTTGTATCAAATCCAAATATAGTTCCTTTTTCAGAATCGTCTTTATTAAATAAAGCACTAGTATTAATTGTGGAGGGAGTACTACTAGAACGTTCTTCTTTATCATCCTCCTTTAATTCTTTAAAATCTGCTTTAGCAGGATTTGCTTCCACTTTAACTTCACCACCTGCAGTATCAGGTTTAGTGGGATTTGCTTCCACTTTAACTTCACCACCTGCAGTATCAGGTTTAGTGGGATTTGCTTCCACTTTAACTTCACCACCTGCAGTATCAGGTTTAACCATCATGGCAGGTTCTTCTGATTCTTTTTTGGGGTTTTCAGATTCATTTCCTAAAAATCCCTTCCCAAACATATCAAGTACTTGTTCACCCCAAAAAGCAACCTTAGCAATTTTTCCTGGCCAACCAGGAATAAATGCTGCTGCACCAAGACCTGCCTCTACATAATTACCAGTTAAAGCCTCCGCACCTGCAGAAAGAGCAGTTCCAAATCCACCTGAAATCTTAGGTCCCCCAGATTTAGGACCTTGTGGTTTTGGTCCTCCTGGTGTAGAAGGTGGTGGAGTATTAGAACTCCTATTTCCAGTAAATCTACTAGTAATTGATGATCCTAAGTTCCACAAAGCTTCAAAAGGTTTTTTAAGTAAAAACGACCCTATATTTTTACCAAGACTAAGAATTTTACTAATTACTTTTGAAAATCCACCACCAAGTAATATAAATGAATTAAGGAAACTTTTAGATCCCTCAGCAATTTGCGATTTTATTTGTTGGACTAAATCTACATTATCTTTACCTTCTGCTTCTAGTAATTCGGCATACTTAGTTGCTATCCAACCACCAAAAAGATAAAGAATAGCCTGACCGACTCTATCAAATAAACTTCTAACTTTAGTAGATACCCTAGAAGCTGCTGAACTAAATGCAGAATCAATCTTTTTCTCAATTACACTTTCTTTTCCAGTTCTTACTTCTTGTTCAGATAATATTCTTTCTCTTTCCTGTTCATTTAGTAAGAATCTTTGTTCACTAGCGGCATCGTTTTGTATTAATGTCGATATTTCAACTAAACCATTATTTAAAGAATTAATATCTTGCCTAACTCCATTTAAACCAAAATTAATTCCATTTAAAATTTCTTGATTCTGCTCAGTTACTTGCAGAGTTTTGATATCTTCAGCACTTACAGTTGATTGAGGAGTTACAAATCCTGCTGCCGATGCACCTACTCCCTGAAATCCTGCACCACCAGATCCAACAATACCTTGTCTGGATTGTTGATTTAGTGGTGAACTTGAAAGTAGAGGGTTATTAGGTGCCATTACCGTTCTTTAGATTTTCTTCTTCAATATATTGTTGAAGTAGAGAAACATATATTTCCCTTTCCCAAGGAATCATATTTTCTAAATCCGTCAATGAATATTTATGGTGCTGAATCAAGGAAAAATTTATTTTATAATATGACACAAGATTTTCATGTGTCATCGCTAGGCGAAAAAAGACGTTAAACCCTCCATTACTATTTCATTTTCAACACCAGTATTTGGATTTAATACTTTAATTACATGCCTCAACTTTGGCATGGTATCAAAAAACTTTTCAATCTGTTTAAACTGCTTTGAACTCAAGGATTCAATAAACTCAACAAGTTCTTTTTTAGTGCAATCTTTTGCAGACCAAGATTCCTCTTCATTGTAAATTTGTTCAATACATGAAGAAATTACAGAGAATGTATCATCTACGGTAATATCAGATTTATTGGTAAAATTATTTTTAATAAATTCATTCATGGATGGATACCTCATTCGCACACTTAAGTCATCATCCAACTTAATATCTCTAGTGTGATCATCACTAACTTCAACTTTAATATCATCCAGATCAATACTCATGGGAACTTGTGTTTTTCCATCATCTGGACATGTAATTAAAACATCTGCGGTTTCACCAACAGACTTACCTCTAATATTTAAAAACAGATACTCAATATCAAAAGTTGCAAGAGAATCAACTTTAATTCCTCTTGTCAGAATACAATTTCCAATAACATCCTTTACAGCAGATGCAATTTGCTTAGGATCATCACTTTCCATAGCAATGATTAGTATTTTTTCTTCCTTGACAAGAAATGGTCTGTACTTAATTTTCTTTTTTAATGAAGGAATTTCCAACTCATATGTTGGCGTAGATACTTTTGGTAAAGGCATAATATTTTATAATATGTAAAAATATTTAGATTGCTTTTTGAGATCCAGTTAAAGAGGTGTATAATTCACCTTGAACTATTGCTTCCGCTGGAGATAAATCAGCAGGTCTATAAACAACTCCAGTTAATCCGGATTGTCCAGCATTCATTGGTATTCTTGATGGTCTATTTGTAGGATCTTTATTTTCATTCTCCATTCTAAAAAGAGACAGACTAGTTGTTTTGCCAGCAATGTACCTATCATATTCAAATGTAGCAGATACTTTTAAAACATCAGATCCAGCATAAGAAACTGGTATAGATGTGAGAGATTGTGGGAACATACCTTTAAATGTATATTCAATTTCACGTCTATAATCTCTATCAAATTTTATAATTTTAGTTTCAGTGGATTTATAATCATCTGGATATTGCATCCGTATGTAATAATCACTTCTAATTTTATTAGTCTCATTATCAGATCCACTAGAAATAAAATCCATCCAGTGTTCTAAAACTTTAATTGTATCATATCTACTATCAACATAAAACTCCATTACAATATTATTATACATTCTAGTGTGGGCAATTTTTTCGCGAATGCCAACATATGGAGTTACTTCAGAAGTTGCAAATGCAGACGTTGGTAGTGTTGTAGATGTGCACAATAAACCAAAATCACTAATGCAGTAAAATGGAGACACTCCACGGCGTGCCAAGTATGAAACTACTCTACTTGGTATTTGAAATCTAACTTCATAGTGAGAAGATTGTGCTAAATTTCCAAATAATCTTTTCGCTGTGCTTGGTTGTATTGGGAATGGCACTCTAAATACCTATGACTACTCTTTTTTATTATAATTATTTAGATGGCATATAGAGGAAAATATCAACCATCGTATCCCCAAAAGTATAAAGGCGATCCCACAAATATTGTTTATAGATCTTTGTGGGAGCGCCGTTTTATGAAATATTGTGATACAAACGAAAACATTCTTGAGTGGGGAAGTGAAGAAATTGCTCTCCCATATCGTTCACCACTAGATAATAAAATCCATAGATATTTTCCAGATTTTTATATCAAAGTCCGCGAGAATGATGGAAGAATACAAAAGTATATTATTGAAGTTAAACCAAAAAAACAAACGATTGAACCAAAGGTCCAAAAGAAAAAAACTAAAGGTTACATCTATGAAGTGACTGAATGGGTGAGAAATCAAGCAAAATGGAAAGTTGCTCAAGAATTCTGTGAAGATCGTCAATGGAAATTTAAAATCATCACCGAAGACGAACTGGGTATTAAGTAATGGCACTCACAGGATATGAGAGAGGTAGTTTAGAAGAATATACTGTAGCAGAACTACAGGACATTGCTAGATCATATTATATTACATTTGAAACTGAATCTGGAAATACAAGTACAAACTACAGCAGATTAAATAAGGCACAACTTATTCATGAAATTAAATATGATGCCGATTATCAGAAATCAAATCCTGATAGAAGATTTGATGATGCAATATTTAAGGATGAAAATAGAATTTTATCAATAAGAAGAGATTTAATTGGTATTGAAAATCCATCTGAATTGATGAGAGCAATTATGAAGTCTCTTAGCGATACTGAAGTTGATTTCCCCAGTGTTGGAAATTATTATACATACATATACAGCGCAAAGACTCCTGGTTTAATATATGATCGCCACCCATTGATAATGGCATCTGAACCAGTTGGAAATGGATTTATGGGATTTAATTATCATTGGCAACTTAGGGGTGGTCAAAGTCCATTTAGGCAATATACCACACCAGAAGTTAGAAGTGGATATTTTGAAATGACAGTATCAGAATTTAACACATTGCGAGGTGTAAATTATGCTCTATTTGTTCAAAATAGTCCATAAATAATTAAAAAAATAAATGGCATTAGAGTTATACAGGTATCCAGAAAAACCTATAAGTAGACTTGATGACTATCTTATGATAAACATTCAGGAGTATAAAGCTCCTGGTCTAAAATTTGCTGGAGAAAATATTCTATCTCTTACATCTGGAGATGACTCATCTGCTGGAGGACTATTGTTATCTCAAAGTGCTATAATTTTACCTCTACCCAAAGCAATTAGTGATGGTCATGGTGCTAGTTGGGGGGATAATAGTGTAAATTCTCTTATGGCAGCTGGATATAATACTGCAAATGAACTTATTAGTGGTGGTATGGGTGCAGCATTTGAAAATGCAAAAAATGTTTTTAACTCATTAACAGGCGAAATAACGGATGGATCTGGACAACAAACAGCATCTGCAGCAGCTTCAGGATTAGCAGTAAATGCTCTTGCAGGAAAAGAGGGAAATATAAACGATTTAGTATCAAGAGCAACAGGACAAGTTGTAAATCCAAACGTTGAGTTACTGTTCAATGGTGTTTTATTAAGATCTGGATTCAACTTCACATTTGATCTTATGCCCAGAAATGCTACTGAAAGTACAAGTATAAAAAACATCATAAGAACCTTGAAGAAAAGTATGCTTCCAGGTAAATCTGTATCAGAATTTTTTGTTACTGCACCAAAAGTATTTAAATTAAGATATATGCGTGGAAGTAAAGATCATCCATTCCTAAACAAATTTAAATTATGTGCTCTGACAAATATGAGTGTTGACTATACTGGTTCTGGTCAATATTCATCATATCATGACGGTACACCAATACATATGACTATGAACTTGCAGTTCCAAGAACTGTCTCCAATATATTCCACTGATTATGATAGTCCAGAAGTAACAGGAGGAGTTGGATACTAATGTCTTATTTTAGAGAACTTCCAAATTTAGAATATCAATCATTTTTAGCAGATAAGCAATCATCTCAAGATTATATTCTTGTAAAAAACTTTTTTAGAAGAGCTAAAATTAGAGATGATCTTCAAAATGTGTTTACATTATTTGATAAGTATGAAATTGTTGACGGTGCAAGACCAGAAACAATAGCAGAAGAAGTATATGGAAGTGTTAACTATGATTGGGTTGTTATCATAACCTCAGGAATAACAAATATAAGAGATCAATGGCCATTATCAAATAGAGAATTGTATGAGTACTGCGAAAATCTTTATGGAAATAATTTAAATGCAATTCATCATTATGAAACTACTGAAGTAAAAGATACTAATGGAAGGTTAATTCTTAATTCTGGTTTAGAAGTAAACTCAAATTTTACAATTCCAAATCCAGATAAAAGAGACCAAACTATAAATCCAGTAATTGGAATTAGTAACTATGAGTATGAAACAATTAGAAATAACAATAAGTCTTTAATTTATATTCTAAAACCAGCATACTTACAACAGATACTAAAAGATATGAGAAAAGAGTTATTTTATAGTGAATCTTCTCAATACATCGATCAAAAAACAATTAGAACTGAAAATACTTACAACACATCACCATAAGAGATTTAGAGATTTATCAAACACCATCACATACCTATGTTTACGGGAACGATCTTTCCATTCTCCATCGCACCCTTTAACAGAACCTCGGGAATGCTTGGTGCCATCTGAAAAGTAGAAATCTTTCTTTGGTTCTGATAGACCACAATACCTAAAGTTGCAAGCCCGATAGATTGTGCCACTATGATAGTCGCTATCAGCGTATGAGATAATTGCTTTGACTTCTGTTTCGCTTCTAAGTTTCTTAATCGCCTTTGAAACGAACCAAGAAGTGATATTATACTCTCTTTGCTGAGTATCGGGGTGGATACAGAGCCTTGAGAGTTCGAAGAGTCCTTGTTGTTCATGACGTTCTAACCCAAACGCACCTTTAGCAATTTCTGGAACAGGGAGTCCAGTAAAGATACAGACTCCCTGAATGCCTCCAATATTTAGAGGTGAAAAATCATTTTTCTTGTATAAACCGTAATTATAACCAGATTTGAAACCTTTTGAAATATCCTTAAGATAATGAAACCGCAGAAGTAACTCTGCGGCTTCAGATTTGCTTACACGGTCTATTGTGTAATCAGACTTCACTCTTCGGCAAGGCGGGCGAAATATGACATTGCATCATCATCCTCATCTTCATTAGAGGAGGCAACGGTGCGAGTGGGTTTCAGAGAAGACAGTTCATCACGGAGATCTTCGGTGAGTTCACGGGTAGAACCACGGGTGTGCTCTTCCTCTTCTCCTTCATCTGGATCTTGGAGACGAGGAGTGCCTTTGAGACCCAGGGTGTAATCAAGACGCTTCTTCAGTTCATCATAACCCTTAAACTCTGAAGGAGAAAGAAACTCTTCTAGAGAATACTGCTTCTTCCAGATTGCTTCCATGGCATCATCGTCATCCAAAAGAGCAGAAGGACGTGCGAACTCAGAAGAGTCGTAGTTACGATAACCAGCGACGTTCTTTGCTTTCAGTTTGAAGTTAGCACCACCCCAGAAGTCAAAGGGATCGATTGCTTCCTCATCTTCAAACTCGGGTTGCATGGCAGCAGTGAGTTTGTCGAAGATCTTCTTGCCAAACTTATACAGGAAGACTTTACCTTCATTGGCAGGATTTGCAGGATCCTTGACCACATAGATGTTAGCAACATAAGTCAGTTTACGCTTCTGCTTACGTGCTTGCTCTTTACCAGCATCGGTGCCGTTGTTCCATAGACTGGAATTGTGCTCGCAAATTGGGCACTTCTGATTAAGACTAGTGAGGCAGTTGTCAATCAACCAACCACCTGGGCCTTGGAACGCATGGGAATAGATCTTAGCAAAAGGAAGGTCTTCTCCTTCTGGTGCAGGAAGAAAGCGAATTACGGCATAACCGTTTCCACCTTTGTCACACTCTAGTTTCCATTGACGTTCATCAACAGAACCACTAGAATTATTCATTTTTTCAACTTCTTTCACCAGTTTTTCGGTGAGAGAACCTAGTTTGGATTGCTTTTTAAGGTCTGCGAAAGACATTTGGATTACCTCGGATTAATTTGGATTCGGGGGATTTACTCGGATAGTATAGCAAAGATGCCCTCAATCGTCAAGATATTGCTTGAGGGATTCGATTGTTTCTCTCATACTGTCGAATAAAATTGACATATCAGTGTCTGGTGGGAAACCCATCAGTACCACTGATTTGCGTAGGTTCTCTTTCATCTCAACCGCTTGTGGGTCATCTGAAAGAGACAATCTAGTATACATGATCATTTGCTTTTCTAGCAAGGTCTGCAACTTTTCGACGTGTTCTCTTTTGGTCTCAGCATCCATTCCACCAAAGGTCAGGATACTGCCATAGATTTCTTCCTGAAGATTATTGATTTCAGTCAGTTCGTCTTGGATAATATCAGATTTGAAAAAGTCACTCATTGATTATAGACCGCAAAATCTTACGATAATTGAACACATCAATATTTATGAACGGGGAATACTTTTTTAATTTTAAACTTACGGATTCCCACACTGGGTCCAAAAGTTTCTTATCAAACGTATTCCCGAACAGGAATATTTTATCATATATCACCAGGGTTTCTAGGGAAATTTTCCCGCCCAGGAACATTTTTAGAACGGGTGGATGACCTTTCGAACAGTCGAAAACACTCTCTAATTCGTTCTCCGAGAACAATTCGCTGCTTTGTTCTTTGAACAAGTAGGTCAAACTCTGTTGTCGTTTCGTCCATTCGGCGTAGTTTCTTTCGCCAGAATTGATAATTTCGCCAATCCATAGGTTTTGCGGGTTGTCGGTGGCAGTGAAATTAGATACAAGAAAATCTACGACTTCCTTATCATTATATTTACGCGAAGTTTTTTCAAACCAATACTTATCCTTTCTCTTATTGAAAGAAGTTACACTGGCACGGGTCTTCGCACCATACTTAAAGAAATCGTATTTTGGGTTTGTAAAATGGTTCTTTAACGACAAATAATGTTGATAGGTCTCAAACGGGGTCACTTTCAGCATCGACTAACTCAAGATCTTCAATACAATCAACAGAAACTTCGTGCTCGGCAATACGATACCAATGTTTCATAATTCCTAGAGTATCTTCATATTCACCAAGATACTCAATATCATCGCATTTATTCTCACGCAACCATGCTTGTAGGCGATGGTGCATTAATTCATCACGGGAAATCATAGTGGTAGTTTTGCCCTAGAAGTACGCTTCATAAAGTTGAGACGAGTTGCATCCCACTTTAGTCGTTCCTTCAGGGGTTTAGAAATCAGTTTCACTACTGATTCTACCTCAAGACTATTGATTTCGCAATAGTGACAGATGGCATCGATATAATTGATGTTTTCTTCCGCAACAATTTTCTCAATCTCTAGGGCAAACCTAGAAGGTGTCAAAAATTTGTTTTCTATTGCCTGTTCTAGTTCTTTATTCTGTTCCATAGAGTTCCAGTTTATCTCTAACAAACTTTCTAATGTATTGGGTGAGAAGTTTGATGTACTTTGATTTGTCTCGTTCTTCATAGACGACGCATTCTCCATTTTCACAAGCCATGATGATTACAAGTTTTTTGACTGAAATACCAGTCAGTTCGTACAGCATACAACCATATGCCATGCACTGTACAAAGTAGTGTTCGATCCACTCGCGTGGTTTTGGTTTCTTAGAAGTCTTAAAGTCGATTATTGCCAATTCGCCGTCATATTCAGCGATGCAGTCAACTGTCCCAGCAATGCCAAGTTCCTTACTATATAGGGAACCTTCCAAAGCGTAAATATTATTTATACGATTCAGGTTCTCTTTAGCAATCTTAAAAAGGAAATCTGAAATAGGTTGTACTTTTGGTAGGTCTTCATTCTTTAGATGATGCTCTACCAGAGTATGCATATCCGTACCACGACTTGTTGCCGCTCTGGTGATACGGTCTGCTTCTTCATCACCAACTTTCTTGCGCCAGTTGATAAAGATCTCCTTATTAAAATGACTGGTCACCGAAGTGATGGAGACCAGTCGAAGGAGTTCTTCATCATCAGGTACTTTGTAATACCTTACACCATCAATAGTCTCCCGCTCAAGAGTAGGGAGACTAACATCAACATGATCAAACATTAAAAACCTGCTTCCATTTTTGCCAGAATGTATTCTTTGACAAGTCCAGAACGAACGATGTCATTTACTCCAAACTCAATTATATCAAACGATGGCATTTTACGCAATACTGACATAAAGTCATGAATACCATTACGCTCATTTGACTTCTGCAAGTCAGACTGAACAGCATCACCACAGAAACAAATTCTAGTGTTCTCACCAACACGGGTGATAATAGAGTCTAGTTCGTGGAAGTTGAGGTTCTGATATTCATCCACAATGATAATAGAGTTATCAAGTGTAGTTCCACGAAGGAATGAGGTAGACCAGAACTTAATAGTTTCCTGAGACTTGAGGTTACCATACAGCATCTCAAAGTCAGCATCAGAAGGCATTTGGAACATATACTTCACCATATTCTTATATGGAATCTGGTAAATGTCTGCCTTGTCTTCATGAGAACCAGGAAGGAAACCGATCTCTCTGGTTGCTACAAGAGAACGTACAAGATAGATACGCTCATAAGGTGTTCTCTCATCCAATACATCCTGAAGGGCATTGTAGAGGGTAATAAAGGTCTTACCTGTACCAGCACACCCATAAGCAACGATGTGCTTACCTTCTTTGTAGGAGTCAAATAGACGTGTCTGGTTTTCTGTGAGTGGATCAATGTCTACCAGATACTCTGAACTCAGCGGTTTCTTCCGCTTCATCTGCTTTGTCGTGAGACCAACCCCGATAGGTTGCTCTGCAGATGCTCTTTTTCTTCTTGCCATACTAGAGTTTGTTTACTTTTGAACCAGGCATTTTTTGGGCACGATGTAGCACATCATTCCATCCAGGATTCTTCTTCCTGAGTTTGTCCTTCCACTCACCCACTTCACCAGGTTGTGGGCAGGTAGAAGGATCAGACCAGTCTCGAATCCATTCTGGGTTTTCCGCTTTCCACTGGTCCCAGTCGTTGACACTCATGGTCACTTCTTTCTGTTCACCAGTTGATGTATTCACTACGGGATATGTTGCCATTGTTATAAAATCAAGATAATTTATTTAGACCCACTCCAGTGCTTCCGCAACTGTAGGGAACTGTTCGGCAAAAATCTTCTTACATGCCTCTGCGATCTCCATGTGCTCCTTTTGGGTGCCATTAGCAGAACGCAGTTGGATGTAGTGAATCCAAGAACGGCAGGAACCACTCATATACAAGCGAGTAGGAGTTGCCAGAGGAAGCACAAAACGAGCACACTCTTTTGCTACACCATTGTCAAGCAGGTGCTGATACAGACTCATACCTTGTGCAAAGTAAGTCTGAATCTGCTTGTTGGTAAGTTCTACAAACTCAGGATCCAGGTCGTCAATAGAATTCTGACGATTCTTGGTGTCTTGACGGCGAAGTTCGGGGACTGGAATCGTCTCTGCGAGTAAGGAAGAATCAGCATAGCGTTGGGAAAACTCTTGATAGGTGAAACTACGGTGACGCAAAATCTGAGCTGCCAGACCACGAGTAGTCTCAATCTCCAGAGTCATGAAACTCTGCTCAAACACAGACCAGTGGTTGTGCTTGATACAATAACCCAACAACTTAGCATAGTTGGGGTTTTCCTGATTGTTGGGGTTAGAAACACGGGCAACATATGCCATGTTCTTTTCCGCATCAGGAGTTACACTGACCAGTTTTACGCTCATTTACCAAATCCTTTCGATGTTTTCTTTTCGATATCTGCGAGTTGCTCTTTCAACTCACGAAGTTGGACCTTCATCTCACGAATCTTTTCATCGTCGTATAGATGGTCTTGCTTGATTAAACGCTCAAGCAACTTTACAAGTTTTTTAGATCTACTAGTCATTAGTCGGGGTATCCATCATCATCGTCAAAAATTTCGTCATAGTCGTGAAGACCTGTTTTTACTTCTTCATAGTTCAGGTAACTTTGAGTATCAGAATACACTTCTGCTTTAAGTGAGTCTACTAGAAGTTCAAGGTTACGAACAAGAAGTTTGAGTTTTTCTCTGTCCATTTGGGTAGTATCCACTCTAACCATTATACACAAAAAAAGAGGGAGAGTCAATCTCCCTCAAACTTTAGTAGTTTATCAAACCACTCGTCCAAATGAACAAGGTAGCATGACCAATAGTTGCAACCTCTGTACTTTAACTGATAACAGGCAGGTGGTCTGTTATCTTTATCCATATCATCATGATGATATGTGTAATTTTGCATTACTTGCTCAGCAATAGAACTTCGGCATAAATCAGAAGCATAAATGCAGTCGAACCTAAAACGATTCCACTGATTAAACTAATCACTTTTTACCTACCTGGCAGTGACCCGCCATGCAGAGAACTGCTTTATGACGCTTCTCTTCTTTTTGCTTCTGCTCTTTAATGAGTTGAAGGAAATTGAGTTTCTGCATCACTTGTCCTCCTTGACAAACTTAATGCCACGATAGGCTTCGTTGTGCTGTTGAGGTTGCTGTTGTGCTTGTCTTTGCTCACGACGCTCTACAGTGTCGTAAGATTGACCACGATAAACGACTTTAGACATGGTTTTACTCCAAAGAAATGAGATGGTTAAATCCCGTTCCTTCGGGCGGCGTTTGCGTTCGCTATTTGCGAATAGCGAATGAACGATCCGTTCCGCGTCGTCCTACTTGCGTCCTAGTTATCAAAGCATTGAGGGTCTGTATGTTCCATCCAGTGGATGAGAAGATCAGATTTTTCAAAGGGAGTGAAAAGAGTTGTCTCTTCCAATCCTTCCTTCAACCATTCATAGTCTTCACACCTAAGATGCATCTCAGGAGGGACATGACTAAAGAAGATTAAAGCAAGTGATAACATAGGATGAACGTAAGGGTAGTATACCCCCGATAAAGTATATAGTCAAGTAGTTTTGTAACTTATGTTACAAAAACCCCACAGAGCAAAAAATTTGCCGGGTTTTTTCCCGACGATATGGGAAATCACTTTCTCTTTTTGGAATCTGGTGCTTTGTATCCCCAGAGTTTAGGACTGATTCTACCATATCCATACTCAATTTTTTTTAAACCTTCACGAAACTTATCCCAATACATATCAAAAATATTTACCTGCTTAGAAGATCGTGTTAGATCATATCTAATCTCTCCGTCAACTTCATAGGTAACTATTCTTGCATCATTTGGAGCATCTTTAGTACACACCTGGTTCCAAGATCCATTTTCTATGAGTATTTCACACCCATATTTGGATTTTGAAGTTTCCTTTTCTATTGATGTCCATGAATCCATGTACACAACCTCTTCAACATCTTTTTTTTCCTCAATAGTTTCAACATAATTTTTCATGTTTACTTACCATCTCGCCATACAAGATCCGGATATGCGTCAGAAATATTTTTTCTTGAAATTTTATATTTCTCTTCCAATTTTTTATCCTTAACTAAGCACACAATTTCAGCTTCCAACGGGTGCAAACCCTGTAAAAGATTAATAAACATTGTTTCCCTGCGAAGAGAACTTAATCCATCATTTCCACCTTTAACAAAATTATAAAATTTATTATATTCTTTGCGGATAGAAGATCTGCCTTGGTCCTGAGAACCTAATGATTTACTATTAAGTTCTTCCATTTTGGTTACAGCATCACCAATTTTTTCACTTAGCGTTCCACTAAAAGAATTTTGCTCACCATTACTTGCATATGGAACATCACCTGCAGGAAGTGCAGAAATTAATGCTTCATCATAGTTCCATAGGAAAATTGCAACAAGACAAGGATGGCGATACTTTTGAAGTACCTCCACCTTTTTAGCATTACTTCTCTGCTTAGAAGTTAATTCTAAAATCTCAAATACAAATGGATTTGATGGAAGTTCAATATTCTTAGAACTTTTTTCAGTTCTTGTTGCTGATGTCTTATTCGTCGTCTTCGTCGTCGATTTCGTAGTCATGATAGTTTTCAAAATTAAATGCAATAACCTCATCTGGTATCAGGTTACCCTGATTATCAAACATTTCGGGGTGAGGTCTTGGAATTTCCCGATAGTTCATCATATACTCTCTTGCAACCCAACCTCCAATTAGTCCCACTACAAGAAACAATACGGTTAGAAAGGAACCGAATACTAAACTAACTGCTAACATTTCTTTTGCCTCGGGAAACTACTTTTCTCTTCCTTGACTTAAAGGAAAACTCAAAATAGATGGTAACTTCCCGATTCAGAAAGCAAACCATCTTCTCAAAGATGACGTGGAATGGATGAAGTTGCTTTCTTTTACCTCCATTAAGCATAAGTTCAATGCCACGATTAACACCGTGATCCTTATGTTTATTTAGGGGGTTATTAGATGATTTTTCGTTCCCTGAGGAATTTGATTGTGTCAACTGATCCTCCTATAATACTATCATCACAAATAACCTGTGGGAATGTAGATCCTTCACCAAACTTTTCGTAAAATTCTTGTTTGGTGAAGTCTCTATCGAGCATATACACCACATGTTTTTGATCTGATAATTCTAGCACATTTTTTACTTTTGTGCAAAATGGACATCCATTTTTTGAATAGACTGTATAAATCATTGGTTAACCTCAATCATATATGAACGAACATCTGTTATTGTATCATCTCTTTGCATCTTTTCAACTATAGAAGGATCAATTAAATCTGGATGATACCACCAGTCTTCGAAAGAACTATTCTCATTCAAGGATAAATCTGGAACCATTAATTTATACCCTTTGCTTTGAAGATATTCCCTAGATTTAATTTTATATGTGTTTGTTAGGTCTACATAATGATCATGTTCGTATGTAATTAAAGCAAACTTATATTCATCAAAAGGAATTTCTAGTAAAATTTTATATGTGGTCTCAGATGGTTCACAGTCTAGTTGAAGATAATCAAACACAGTACCTTTATTAAAATTATAAAGAAGTTCTTTATAATCAATCTTTAATGCATCTTTGCACAAAATTTTATTGTTCCGTTCTTCGGAAAATTTTCTACACAAATCTTTGTTAATTTCTATAGAGATTCCATCCCACCCAAACTTAGTTTCCAATAATGCCGTATTATTTTGATAGAATGGATCTTGTGCTCCGATTTCTAAATACAATCCATTTCTTTTTCCATCTAAAGCAGAAAGAACAAATAAATCTTGGAATGCTTGAGAATAATTTTTATCTACTCTTTCCCATCCATCAAATTCAAATTTTAACTTTTGATTTCTATTCTTGTCATATTTAAGTTCTTCCTCAGAAATATAACCAGTAGCTAACTTGATTAAAGTATCTTGTATTACTTTAAAGTGTTCTTTCGATTTAATATCTTGATAATGGTTTTCTTTAATGTCTCTTACTAGTGATCTAGTCTCAGATTCCTTTCCCCACCACCATGCAGCTAAAGATTTTTCATAAAGTATTCCCCATTTTCCAGGATATTCTACATCAGTTCTAAGTGGTTCTAAATCAAAATTGCAAACCATTAGTGCTAGATGACATGTGGAATAACAATCTTGCCACCACTGCATTTTTTCCGCATATCTTGCAAGAAGAAAATAAGCTTCTGGGCGATGTGGTAAGAACATTTGTGCTTGCCACAACATTCCACGACCACTACCATCTCTTGTTCCTTGTTTAAAGTAACAGTAAGATCCTTTAATTAGTGCTTCATATGCTAAATCTGGATTTGATTTATTTGCTCTTTCGGCACATCTTAAAAAGTATGATAGTGCTGGTGCAGTATGCCCTTTATCAAAATAATATACACCAAGATTAAAGTTGTGTTCTGGATTTTCTGTATCGAGAGAATAATCTGTAATTAATTTTTCAAGTTCTGTTTTTTCTATATTCCTTTTTTCTTTTTCTTTATTTTTCCACCACTTCAGAACTAATTCTGATGCAAGTTTATGATTATTTTTACCACCATCATTTACATCATCATCACGATTTTCAAAGGTGGAAATAAAACTAGTATCTTCAACAAATAGTGGAATAGTATAAGTATCACCAAGACAGAAAATTAAATTTTCTACTAATGGTTGAACATTGGAATTGGGAATTTCTAAACGATATTCATCACCACTGATATAAGTATCAATAATTCTTTTAGCATATTCTCTTGTAATAATATATGCGGTTATTCCCCAATCATTCCATTCCCTTTTACGAATATCAAAAGTTGAAAACTCATCTCTGATAGTAAGCAATTGAATACAATCAGCATCTGATGGTGTTTTTTCAATAAACTGTTCCCAATCAAAATCCCAATATTGAAGTGTCTCTAAACTTAAATCATCTTCAGCAAAAAATCCATAGTCTTCATCGGTACTTTCATACCAATCTTTAATCATCTGCAAATGAGAAACAGCACATCCTTTTGTACCATCATTTAAAGTATGAACATATTCACCAATTACAATATCGTTACACTCATGGAATCTTTTTGAGATATATGATTTAAATTTAATTCCATATTGCTTAAAAGAATTTTCAAGTTTGGTTCTCCTATCAGAACTTTCTTCTAGAGAACAATATCTAATAAAAGGTAATTTCAATCTATTTTCAACTTCCTTAGTATTAGAAATATAATCCATAATCCAAGATGATAATTTTTCCTTGAATACAGGATCTTTTTCTAATAGTGTTGCAAGTTCCATTTTATCAATAACTGAAGATTTCATAATTCACCTCAAATTTTTTTTGCTTTATATAGTTGGTCAGTATACTGATCTATTTCCCATTTGATTTCTTTACAATCTGTATTTTTTTTATAATCTTCAAGACTTCTTTGTATGTGTCTTTGTGCTATTACATACTCAGATTGCCATTGAAGTTGTTCTCCACTATAACTTTTTGATAACTCATTATATACTTGATCATTCATATCTTTATCGGTATGATAAGCTTCAAAATTTTCAATCCTTTTTTTGTCTGTATGTGGAATATGAAAAACTGTGTATGCTTGAGTTAATAACTTCTTTTGAAGACCTAAAGATTCCAATCTATCAATCAGTTCATCATCTTCATTGCCATAATACTTAGATTCTCCTCCACGATAACCACCAACCTTTAGAAAATTTTCTCTAGTTACATAAAGAATTCCTCTCAAATAATAAAAAATTGGTTCTTTAGTTCTAGGATCAGAGTTATAATCTGCCATACCACAGACAAATGACTTATCATCAATTGTAAAAATATCAAAAAAATTATATTCTGAATATGGGTTGAAAAAATAATCTGTTGCCATTGTCATGATGGCATCTCCAGTAGCAATACTTGCCGCCAGATTCAGTGGTTGGGGCATATTAAAGTATGCCTCATCATCAACTCTGATTACTTTGACTCTGGAATCAAATTTAATTATATCATGAATAGATTGATCTGACGACCAATCTACAACTATAACTTCATGTACTTCTTTTTTGAGTAACCATGATTGTATAGATGCATATAATGGTTCAACTCTATTTTTACATGCACAAATTATTGAAACTTTCATATAGTATAAAATTGTTTGATACAATCACAAGTATATTCAATTTCATTATCAGTTAACCAAGGATGCATTGGTAAACTAAAAATTTTATCTGAATTCTCGATTGTTTTTGGATTATTGTATATATTTAAGTATTCAAATGGTTTAGTTTTCTGAATAGGAACTGGATAATGTATTCCAGTCTGAATACCTTTTTCATCTAGGAATTGTTGAAGTTCTTCTCTACGATCAACTAGTAAGCAGTAGATATGATAAACATGCAAACCTACATGATCATCTTCTTCTGGTGTCTGAACAAAGTTTGCAATAAAATCATCACACAAAAGTTCATTATATTTTTTTACAATCTCTTGTTTAGATTGATTCCATAAATCCAGATGTACCAATTTTTTGCCTAAAATAATTGCCTGAAGTGGATCCATTCTATGGTTCCATCCAATGTCATCATAATAATACTTTTTAGATGATCCATAATTTCTCAGGGAACATAATCTGTCTTTATAATCATCACTATCGGTTGTAATAACACCCGCATCACCAATAGCACCTAAGTTTTTTCCAGGATACAATGAGTATACTGTCATATCAGCATACATACCAATCATTTGACCGTTTGTTATTGCACCGTGTGCTTGAGATGCATCTTCAATGATCTTACAATTATATTTCTTTGCAATCTCAGATACTTTTAGCATATCTGTAGGATGTCCATACAAATGAACTGGTAGTATAATACAATGATCATACTTATCACGATTATTATCCAAATGTTCTATGAGTAGATCGAGATCCATTTGAAAATAATTATCATGATCAATCAGTGAAATATTAAATTCCCCTTTGACTTGATAGTAAACTGCAAGAGGATCTGCAATGAACGTGTTTGCTGGCATTACAACATCAGTTGTTCCTTCATACAAATTCAATGCTTGTATTGCCATTTTTAAACCATCAGTACCATTGGATACCCCAATAGAATACTTTCTTCCAGTCCACACTGAAAATGCTTCTTCAAAGTTTTTAAGATATGGTCCACAAATATATGCAGAAGAATTAAAAAATTCTTGAATACTTGGATTTACACTATCTTTAATTTGATCCCATTGTTTTACAAGATCATTAAATTTTACTTCCATGAGAACAAATTTTAGTAACGATTTCGGTTAGTTTCTTCTGATCATATGACATCTCAGAAGTTTTGCAATAGTTTAGAAATTCATAAATTGAATTTTTTAGAGGAGAATTTTTATCTTGTTTACTTATAATTTCTCCATCAAATTTTAGTAATTGTTCTGAATCATCCCAGAACAAAAATCCTTTTTCAAATTCAAATAAACACTTCCTAAACTTCTTTCCATATTGCCAACTAGAGTTAATTATACAATCAAATGTATCATAATTCAAGATACCTACAGATGTATCATCTTGAAGTCCACTCTTGTCTCTCCTGTAATTCACCCAAGTTATATTTTCTGGAGAAACATTATCAAAAATATATTGAATAATACTTACGTCGTGAGAAGATAAATCCCATCGTGCATCTACATCATTCCTAACTGGACCAAAATTGAGACGATTCATTTCAATGGATTTAATCTCACCAAAATAATCTTTCAAATACAACTCTTTAATTAATTTTACATCCTCATTGAATGTAAAAATCCAATCAACAAACAATCTAGCATTATTTTGTTCTGACAAATTGTAGAGGTATTTTACATCTTGATTGTTTAAGCAAAGTGGTTTTTCACAAAATACATGAACTTGTTTCTTTAGAAAGAATTCTACAACTTTTCTATGATATTTTGCAGGGACAACTACAAAGGCACAATCGACATCATAATCATAATACTTACTGTCAATAACCTCATCTACACCATCAATATTCTGTCCAGCAAGTAATGGATCACATATTTTTATTTGAGTAATTTCCGAAACTTGTTTTAAATTTTTATAAATTATTTTTCCCCAATATCCAAAACCAATCAATGCTACTTTCATCTTGCAGGATTTCCTTTTACTATAGATCCAGATGGTACATCTTTAGTTACAACTGATCCAGCACCAATTATAACATCATCTCCAATATTGACAGGGAGTATTGTTGCATTTGATCCAATACGAACCCTATTTCCTATTGTTGTAGTTCTCATTATCCAATCACCTTCATGATGAGTCTTTCCATCAAAAAGATCATTAATAAACATTACACCATGACCAATAAAACAATCTTCACCAATTACAACTCCCTCACAAATAAAACTATGACTCTGGATTCTTGTCAAATCTCCAATCTTTGTATTCTTTTGTATTTCTACAAAAGGTCCAACAAAAACATCTTTACCAAACGTACATCCATAGATGTTTACTAAATTTGGATGTGGAACTATAGGATCATTCATTCTTCGAAAATATAATTTTTAACAAATTCCTGATTGACTCTCACAAGATAAGCGGCATTATCTTGGAATCCAAAAGTAATTAGATAATCATCACCATACTCACACATACCAACGGCAAATTCAATCTCACCTTCTAAGAAAGAAAATCGTCTTGATACCTTTACAATATTCCAGTTTTTATCCCAAACAATGAATCTGTGGCGATATGTTCCATCTTTTCTGCCAGCAACACTCTTGAACAAAAATGTCTCGTGGTTAAGTGCTAGTCGATATTCGCCAAAAGGAATTACTTGCGATCCTCCACGAAGATCAATACAACCAAGATCTCTAAAATTAGTTACTACTACTTGAGTTGTTTTCCCAGTATTAATATCATACTTTACAACTTCAGTTCCGTTTGTCCACTTCACAAAGTGGTATGGCATATCAAGAATTGGCATCCAATTCTTTTCGCAATAAGAACCATTGTCTCCTGGTGTGGGAATACGATGTTGACTAAGTTCCTTTACCTTACCATCATTAATTTCAATCTCACATAGTTCCATGCGACCAGTACCGATAGTGTCTAAGTCGCGTCGAACACCACAGGTATAGAGTTTTCCTTCCCACCTAAAAATACGAGCATCTTCAAGACCAACAAACTCCCAAAGTTCTTTGTCAGGATGTTTTGATGTATCAATGTGAGTGTGCCACTTAAGTCTCATATCCCTATCAAGTTCTCCAATCACATTCCAGGTACGAAGACGAAGGTCATCTTCGGGATGAATATAAACAAGTGGTCCCCAGTGGTGTTCAAAAATATTTTTTTCAGAATGATATAAAGTGTAATTAATGTTTCTGAGGTTAACAAGAATCCTACCATTATCATTGTAAATGGAAGGATTAGTAATTGCAGGTCCTTTCAAATCTGATGATGGAATGATCAAAGGATGAATTGATCCTCCATTTTCTAAAGCAAGTTTTACAAAATTTTCAGACATTTAATACTCTCAGATAATAAATTTTCAACGATCATTTGCATAATGTGATCTTACTCCATTAGCAAGAACATAATGAAAAAAGATTTGATGATAATAAAGTTCTTCTTTTTTAAATATATTCCAGAACTTTTTTTTACCTGGCATTGGATCTCTCCAATGTGGTCTTTCACACCCCTTATATATCATACCATCCCCAGGTGATAAAATGGCAGAATAATTTTTTCCAGTTATACCATCATAGTCTGGAGTCTTAATCCATATAGGCCATGGTTTTTTAAGATTTGTACTGACATGAACTGTGACGGATATTTCACAAGCATCTCTGTCACAATGTATTTTCAATTCTTGTCCTGGAAAATAATAACGATCATAATAATAAGTATTATACAACTTATCACCAATAATTTCTTCAAGTTTTAAACGAATTCTGGAATGAATAGATCTATATTGAGGATGTGAATAAACTGCAAGAGATCCTTCGACTTGAGATTCTAATGGAATGTGATTGAACTGATCTTTACCTCTTCCCCAATAGTTAATCTGTCCCCTTTCCGATGGCACTGGTCTAAAAAGTTCTTTAGGATCCCATAAATTTCTAACTATAAGATATCCATTTTTATCAAATTTTTTATTTTTTGTTTTTGAAGTACCACTATTATTTTTTTCTGCCAGATTTACATCTTGTAAAGTCATACGTTCTGCCATATTATTTCCACCTTGGTCCAACTACCCATCCAACAAGAGACTTACGAATTCCTTTTGTAACTTTAAGTACACGGTGTTGTGTACGAGAATCAAAAACAATTATGGTGCCCCGTTTTCTTGGTGCAAAATATGACTTTCCATCTTCAGCAAGAAGTTGAAGATTTCCACCCTCATAGTCTTCTGGATTAGACAGTTGAAGAACAAAAGAAAGTTTTCTTACTAATTCTAAATTTTCATTAACAAAATCTTGTGCTCTTCCTTCATGATGATTACCAACACTTACTGGTTTATAGTGACATGAAATTCCAGCATCATTATGCCATCCATAAAATTCACCAACGCCATACTTTGTGAATTGCATATTTTCTCCATCAACATTACGGATGTCATACAGAAAATTTTCACGATTTGCTCTTTCGACATAGTGCCAAACAAATCCCGCACTCCAATGAGTTGTTGGAATCCAAGCATTTTTAGAATTTCGTTTGTCTTTATTAAGAGCATCTCCATGCAACCTAGAGTCTCCCATCCGTTCCCCATAGTTTTGTACAAGATCTTTTTCAAGTATATCTACTACACTTTCTGGAAGATCAGTATGATACCAAATACTTTGAAATGCCAAAAACCACACCAATTCTTTTTCGAGTTTAATGCAAACTTTTCATTTTGTCAAGACTTGACACGAATCAAAAATGTCAGTAGACTAGGTTTGTCCCGGTTAAAGATACATAGTAATTATATAAAGAATACTATGAGTTCATTTGTTAAAAAAGGTTGGCATTATATTCCCAACATTATTACTAAAGAAGAAGCAATACAAATCAAGTATCAAAATCTAATAGGTGCCGTAAGAGATCTTGGTAGTCTTAAAACTCATTACGATCCTGAGAGAGGAAATGTTTTGACTTGTTATGCTCCACCTTCTTCTACTTTTGTGATGAAAAGAATTAAACCAATCTTAGAAGAAGCACTTGAAGAAGAACTCATTCCAACTTATTGGTTTACAACAACGTATCACAATAAAGGATGGATGAATTGTCACACGGATAGACCCTCCTGTGAGGTCTCAGTGACGATGAATATCTCTGGTGATGCACAATGGCCAATTAAACTCAAAGACCTTACAGGGAAGCGTAGAGAGGTTGTAACTCCTGCTGGTGATGGTCTTGCATATCTTGGAACTATTGTGCCTCATTGGAGATCACCATTGAGAACTCATGAGAACGATAGGTTTATGCAATTGTTTCTTCACTTTGTAAGAAAAAACGGTCAGTATGCTGATTATGCATACGACCGTAATCAAAAGTGCTTTGATTTACTCACCAGGTAACTCTGGTTCAGGAAGAGGTGGTAGAGGATCATTGATCATTTGAAAAGATCTTACCTCATTAAAGTTACTTGTAAGTTCTTGTAATTGAGAATCACTTTCTAATGAACTTGGAAGATTAGGATAAGAAGTTGGAAATCCCACATTGTTTGGAAGTTCTCTGAGTTCTTGTCTCCAAGTTATAAATTCTGTCGATAAAGCAACATTAGTTTCCTGTGATTTGATCACTAACCAATCAGTACTCTCAAGCATCTTATCACGATTGACTCTGAGAATATCATATCTGCTATTCTGTTGTCTGGTATCATAAGTAGAGATCTCTGAATCCCATTGTGCCTGAGAGAGTGTTGTTAATCCAACAGACTCTGTAACCACATAAGGTTCATTATATTTTACATCAAATGCAACTCTTTCCCTTGTTTCTCCACTAGGAACACCAGTTGGTTCCAGTATATTTTCATCATATTCTATTCTAGTAGTTTCAATACCTACAATATTATTTGCATTTAACCAGAGTTCTAATTGATTTTCTAGTGGTAACTCATTATCTTCTTCATCTGTTGCATATTGACCATATTCTAGATATGTAACTCTTATTTGTTTTTCAAGATTCTCTGGAACATGGGACAGCATAAAGGGAATATTGTTCTCATCTTCCAATCTATATTGAACATCCAAATGCTCAATCTTAGGCATCATCAATCCAAATCGAGTATCAGTTGCCCACTTCCCATTATCACGATTCAAATAATAATGCTTAAGTAATTGAGTCATATTCCTAATAAACTTCTATACCATATTTATCGGCAATTTCTTTATCAACTTCTTCTTTTGTCTTAAATCCTTGAACTCTCATCCAAGTCACCATTGCATAACGATTTCCAGAAATAACTGGTTCAACGGTATGTGTATACCATCTTGACGATGGGAAGCACACAAGCAAACCTGGTTCTGGTTTAATCTTGATTCTTAAATCTGGGAATGAAAAGTATCCACCTTCAAAATCATCATTCAAGAAAAGAACCATTGACAAATCTCTATCAATTGTCTTCTTCCATAACTTAGTTCCGTCTGGATTCGTCCACAGACCTTCTCCATCATTATGAGGTTTATAGTGACCGCCAGGAGAATAACAAAGAAGTTGTGGTGGTTCACAATCCCTAATCTTAAATCCATAAAATGGATTGATGACATGTTCAACAATATTTTTCATCAATTCTTCAATCTGAGGAAGAATATTTCCAAAATCTGCACACTCAACATTCCTTACATTCTTATCAATTTTGGAATGTCTTTCTCTGGTTTCGTCACTTTTCTCTGCATCAAAAACTCCCATTGGTTCTTTATGGGCAGTTCTCATATGGTCAGTTAAAAGTTTCAATCCATCACCAGTTACAACTTTAGGTTGAATCAAAACATTAGCAAGAATATCATTCATACTGAAATTTTATATGTGATTTATTTAGTGTTAGTTGGTGACTGCTATTATAGCATCTCTTTCTTCAGATAATTTATTGCTTGGTGTTGACAAAGTTTCATTGGAGAAATCTAAACGGTCAACGGTACTAACATCACCCGATTCTACTCCGCCACCAAAGTAACCATGATAATCAGATGCGGTTGCTGCTGCTCCTCTTCTTGTTCCAGATAGATTATTACCCGGTAATGACCAGGTTTCATTAGAGAACTCTATGCGATATACTCTTGAAGTAAAAGGAATACTACCACCACCAAAGTAACCATAAGAATTATTTGAGAGTCCACTGCTCCATGCTTTTGCTTCAGGTAAGTTATTACCTGGTGCTGATATAGTTTCATTGGATAAATCAATGCGGTCTACTGTTGCTACCGACGAGACAGCCGATGGTGGTGGTGTATAACCACCACCAAAATATCCATAAGAAGTAGATGATACTGCTGATAAATAATCTCTTTCTTGTGATATAACATTATCTGGTGTTGACACGGTTTCATTGGAGAAATCAATACGTTCTACTATTGACGTTCTAGTTCGAGTACCACCACTCCAACTGCCGCCACCAGCAAAGAAACCATAAGAACTATTTGAGACTGCTGCCAATCCGTTTCTTGCTGCAGATAGACTACTACCTGGTAATGCTGTAAAAGTCTCACTATTGAAATTAATACGGACTGTTGTTGAAGTCACATTTGATAAATCTCTATCTCCACCAGAAAAGTAACCATAAGAAGTGGTTGATACTGCTGCTGATTCACTTCTTACTACAGGTAAGTTATTACCTGGTGTTGATGTAGCATCATTGGAGAAATCAATACGGTCTACTGTTGCAATTACATAAGGTGGTCCAGCTGGACCTGCGCCGCCAGCATAATATCCATAAGAATTATAATTTGCACGAGTAGATGATGCTCCACCGGAGAGTGCTGCTAAACTATGTCTTGCTACAGATAAACTATAGTATACTGCTGGAAATGGTGAAAATGTTTCAGTGGAGAAATCGAGACGGTTCATGGTAGCAAAAGTAATATTACTACGAGGTCCCACTTGAAATCCACCACCAAAGTAACCATAAGAACTACTTGAAGTTGCTGCTAAACGTTCTCTTGCCTGGGGAGGGAATGTTGGTATTGCTGAATCTATGCTTTCATTAGAGAAATCAATACGGTTTAATGTTGATGAGTATGGTTCAGGTCCAGGACCTCCACCAGTAAAATAACCATAAGAACTACTTGAAGTTGCCCCCATCATATCTCTTGCTGCAGGTAAGTTATTACCTGGTGCTGATGTAGTTTCAGTAGTAAAATCAATACGGTCTATTGTTGCAACATAAGGTGGTGTATAACCACCACCAAAGTATCCATAAGAAGTGGATGATACTGCTGATAAACGAGATCTTGCTTCAGGTAAGTTATTACCTGGTGCTGATATAGTTTCATTGGAGAAATCAATGCGGTCTACTGTTGCTACAGTAGTTGGAGTGACTGGATTCGATATACCACCACCAAAGTACCCATAAGAAGTGGATGATACTGCTGCTAAACTATGCCTTACTGCAGGTAGATTATTACCTGGTAATGATATAGTTTCACTGGAGAAATCAATACGTTCTACTTTTGAATAATGAGTAGCTGGTGGAGTACTATATCCACCACCAAAGTAACCATAAGAATTATTTGAGGTTCCTGCTAGAAGATATGATGCAGTTATTAAATTATTTCCCGTTAATGATATAGTTTCATTGGAGAAATCAACACGATCTATTGTTGAACGAGAAAAAGCACTATATCCACCACCAAAGTAACCATAAGCCCCACTTTCTGGCCAACTGGCAAAATTCCCATCATTTACATTCTGAACCTGAAGTTTCCTGACTTCCTGAAGAGAAAATACTGCCATCAGAGACCAAAAATAGAATAACTCTGAGTTCTCTTTTTCCAGAACTCCATGTGTTTGTATTTATTCAAAACATACTCACTCAAGAACTTTGTATTGTCTCGGTGTATCTTTTCAACACTACTTCTAACCGTGTGCATATTCTCTAAACCATAGACATTATCATTCTCCTCTTGCTTTGGTTTTACTTTATCAAAACTATGAATGAATCTTGGTAGTTCTAAAAAATCATAGATTCTGTTAAGTTGTTGTTGAGGATCTCTTACCAGATCATCATAGTCAACCAATAAAAGATACTTATCATATCCTTTTCTAAATGCTTCTGAGAGTGCATGATAACATAATCCAATACTACCTCGGGATGACATTAGATAGTCAGCACGATTATCATTTGATACAGTAATTCCGTTCCCAATCAAACGCTCATCAACAAAAGATCTTGTACTTGACTTTTGAATCAAATATAAAAATGAAGTTATAATATCATGAATATCTCTGACGGGGCAGATGATCTTTGGTTCCTTTGTGATATAATCTTGTATATGTTCTATCTGATTTACCCACCCTCTTGACTTATCTACAATAATATTCTGTGGGGTGTTACAGTAATAATTCTCTGGAATAGACGATAGGACTTTATGTGCTCCTTCTGGGTTTGGGTGTGCCTTATATTGCTCTGAGTCTTTTAGTAGATACTCTTCCGTATAATGTATTGTATCCAACAACGGTGAGTTAGTGGATGCATGTATCTCTGGATTCTGATTAAGTAGTGCCGTTAATAAAGTCGAACCTGATCTTGGAAGACCAGACATAAAATAAAATTGTTTCATAATTTAATTCGGAGTACCTATATTGGAGAAATTCGTTGCTGCGGGTAAGTTGTTAGTTGTATCACTAACAGACTCAGTAGAAAAATCTAATCTAAATATATTCGAAGTTGAAGTTGGAGTGTTTCCACCACAAATATATCCATAGTGCATATCCGGTAATGCATTTGCAGCACTAACAGTAATTGGTAAATTATTTCCTGGTGTGCTAACATTTTCTGTAGCAAATTCCATTTTATATACTGTGTTAATATATGGAAAACTACCACCACATACATATCCATTTAAATTATTTTGCACTGCTGCACGACCATCACATGTTGCAGGACCTATTGAACCAATTATGGAAACAGTTTCACTTATAAAATCAAGTCTTGATATGGTACTAAACCAATCATCTCCTGGAGCATCATAATAATATCCACCCATAGTATAACCATATGATTGGGTAGAAAAATTTTGACGATATCTACCTTTTTCTGGCATAACAGTCGGAATATCAGAAAAAACTTCTGAGGAAAATTCCAGTCTACGTACACTACTGTATTCTAGACTTGGCGGATAAAACCCCCCAACTTGGTATCCATAATTACTATTTTTAATATTTGATGAGATATAGTTCATTGCAACTGGTAGAAATTCTCCCATACTAATAAGAGATTCACTTGAGAAATCAAGTTTTTCTGCATCTGTGCTCACCGGAATTTTACCGGCAAAGTAACCATAATTATTATTAGAAATTACTCCTGCACCAGACTGAATACTTCCAGGACTAGATGCTGAAGTATCTGCCGCAGTTTCAGTTGTAAAATCAAGTCTCATGTATGCTGTAATGGTGCTAATATATCCATAAGTCTTATATCCTTTTCCACGAGCAACTGATGTTCCACCGGAAACTGCTGCGGCGCTGCTAGTTGCGATTGGTAAACCATTTCCAGGATTACTTATAGTTTCATTAGAAAAGTCAAGACGAAATATAGTGGGTACAATTGTAGGAATTTGTCCACCCATA